GAGCACCAGGAAAAGGCTGCAGCAATGGCCAAAATGATGCTCAATGATGTTATGCCTCACTTACATGGCGCACTAAGCAAAACCCCTCCGTCCAAGCCAAAAAAGACCATTATCGTACCAGACGATATGTAGGGCGGTTTTTCCCCAAAACGCGTATTAGTAGATATAGGATACGTCGGGAGACGCTCCTACATCTACTATGGCCGTAAAGAAGGCCACAGGAAGCCAGCGCGCCTGCATAGAACACTGGCAATCACATACACACAACACAGGAGATTTACATGAATCCATTTGAACTACGTTTTTCAGTATTTAACACAGCAAAAGACCTTATGGTCAAACAACACGAAGCCAACATGGCGGCGTGGGAATTGCTAAGCAAGACATCTAAAGAAGCCGAAGAACTGGCTCCTAAGTTCCCAACAATGGAAGAGATCATTGACAAGGCTATTGAAATCAATACTTTTGTTAGCGGTCAAACAACTAAAGAACTAGCCGGCATTGCTAAGAAAATGGCTGGCGTTTCAGTAATATTCTAAAACTTTACAATCATTTAGGAAAACTTTACAATGGCAGCTAAACCTGGCTTGTACGCAAATATCCAAAAAAAGAGAGAGCGGATCGCAGCTGGCTCTGGTGAGAAAATGCGCAAGCCGGGTGCCAAGGGTGCTCCAACTGCTGAGGCATTTAGAGAATCAGCAAAGACTGCAACTTTGAAAAAAGGTGGTGGAGTATCACTGGCAGTGGGCCGTGGTGAGAAGTTACCAGTATCCCAAGGCGCAGGCCTGACAGCCAAAGGTCGGGCTAAATACAATGCCGCGACCGGCTCAAATTTAAAGGCACCACAACCAGAAGGTGGTGCTCGTAAGAAATCATTCTGTGCAAGAATGTCCGGCATGCCCGGCCCAATGAAAGACGAGAAGGGTGAACCCACTCGTAAAGCAGCAAGTCTAAAAAGGTGGAAGTGTGGCAGCTAAAAAATTAAAAAAAGAATTTACCAAAGAGATGGCTGAGATCATCTTAGAACTTGGTAGACAAGGCGCGTCCCAAAAAAGCATGTACGCCGCAATTAATATTTCAAAAAGCACTGCAGCAAAATGGAAGCAAGACGACCCACATTTTGCAGAAACGATGGACTTGGCCACAACCTACGGCCAAGCCTATTGGGAAAACATGATGCTGGCAAACCTAGATAACCGAGCATTTAACTCCCGCGTTGCTGAAATTGCCCTGCGTGGCCAGTATCCAGACGATTACAAAGACAGCCGCGAAATTAAAGCTAACATCAAACAAGAAGTAGTGGTCGATTTCAATAAAGAGATATCAAATCTAATTAGCGCCCTTAAAATCTAAGTTTTTATTTTTTCAAATTTACTAAAAAAGCCACCCAAAAGGTGGCTTTTTGCGTATTAGTAAATGTACGATAAACCGAATTGAAAGAATAAGATGACAGCACATGCACTTCTAAGCGCATCAGGATCTAAGCGATGGCTATCCTGTACCCCCAGCGCTAAATTAGAGGCAACCCTCCCAGAGCAGAAAAAACCAGCAGGCGCTTTTGACTTCAGTCAAGAAGGTACTACGGCGCATACAATGGCGGAGGCAAAACTAAGATACCATTTTGGACAAATTGGAACAGAGGAGTATGAAAATGAAATTAGCACCATCAAACAAACCCCGTACTACAACGAAGAATTCGAAGGCCACGTCGACAGCTACGTCCTGTACGTTCGGTCTCAGATTGGCGACGGCGACGTACCATTATTTGAGCAACGCGTGGATTTCAGTGAATGGGTTCCTGACGGCTTTGGTACAGCGGACGTGGTCATTCTTTCTAAGCATTCCATTCGCGTCATCGACCTTAAGTTCGGAAAAGGCATCCCGGTCCATGCCTAAGATAACCCGCAGCTCAGGCTCTACGCGCTCGGCGCCTACTCCAAGTTCAAAGAAGACTACCCAGAACTTAAGGAAGTCAGTTACACGATACATCAGCCCCGACTTGACAGTATCAGTACCGATGGTACCACGATCGGTAAACTTGTCGACTGGGCCAACTACTACGTTAAAGCAAAAGCCAAGAAAGCGTGGAGCGGTGCTGGCGAGTTCCTCCCCGGCGACTGGTGTGGCTTCTGCCGCGCGAAAGCAACCTGCCGCGCCCGGTCAGACTACAACACAGAGCTCGCGCGCCAAGAGTTCAAAGACCCAGCCCTCCTCAGTGAAGAAGAGTTCAGCGAAGTCCTCGAGAAAGCCCAAGGCCTAAGAACCTGGGTTAATGACGTTGAAGAGTACGCGCTTAATCGTGCGGTTGATTCAAACATCATTCCACCGGGATACAAACTCAGCACTACAGTAACGCACCGCAAGATTTCAGATCACGCACTAGCAGCAACGGTGTTGGTTGAAAAGGGAATGTCAGAAGAAGTAATCTGGGAGCCTCGCAAATTGAAATCAATATCATCACTGGAAAAGCTCGGGCCAAAAGGTCAAGTAACAGCGTGGTTAGGTGATTTGGTGTTGCGCCCAGAGGGCTCACCAAAGCTAGTTAAAACAAAAGATGCTGCGGAGGATTTCAAATGAGCACTTGGTTAATAGCCGCAATGGGTGTGGTGTATTTTGTTGTAGCATGCGATCAATTTTATAAAGGCGGAGTCGGCACTGGTATCATGTTCCTTGGTTACGCCATGGGTAACGTGGGATTGGTAATGGTCGCCAAATGATGGTGAAATGCTACAATGAAGAAATTGACATCCCAGACGTTTTAATTAATAAATTTACTAAAGACTTTGATTGCTTACCTGGGAGTGGGCAACGAGAATCAGTATCACAACTTCGCGACTCTATCAATGAAATACTAGATATTGTTGCAGAAGAGCCAGATATTTTGCACGAACCAGAATACTTGCAAGATTTCATTCAAGCGCTGGCAATGAAAAAAGCACTTGAAAACCATGGTATTTTGCACGATGCTTAAGTTTCTCACATCGTGAAATTATAAGTAGTAGATTTGCGTATTAGTAACAACAGTAAAGGGTAGACGAGCTGGCCCCTATTGAAGTCCAGTTCTAATGTTAATAAGGTAATATCATGACTCAAACCACTAAAGTAAAATTGGTAACCGGTAAAGTACGTTTTTCATATGCAAACGTATTCTCTCCTAAGGCTTCTGTCGAAGGCGGCACACCAAAGTATTCCGTTTCTATCATCATTCCTAAGAGTGACAAAGAAACCATTGCTAAGATTCAAAAAGCATTTGATGACACTAAGGCTGCTTCTGCTGCGTTGTTTGGTGGCACAGTACCAAAAGGTCTCAAAGGTGGTTTACGTGATGGCGACGAAGAAAAGGACGATCCAGTATATGCAAACTCCTTTTTTATCAACGCTAACTCAGTTCAGAAACCTGGTGTGGTTGATCAAGATCTCAATCCAATCATCGATGCCAGTGAGTTCTACAGTGGCTGCTATGGCCGCGCTTCTATCACATTCTATCCATACAATGCGCAAGGCTCAAAAGGTATCGCGTGTGGTTTGAATAACATCCAGAAGTTAGAGGATGGCGAGAAGTTAGGTGGTGGTTCTAACGCTGCAGCAGACTTCGCAGTTTAAGTAGTACCCAGTAGTGGGCGGCCCGGCGTAGAAACTGCGTCGGGCTTTTTTACCCTTTAAATTAACCATATAACATAGAGAATAATAAATGGATCAGTATCAAGAATACATTGCCGCCAGCCGTTATGCCAGATTTCAAGATGACAAGGGTCGTCGTGAGACATGGCCAGAAACAGTAACTCGTTTCGTTGAATATATTTTTAGTCGTACCCCAGCTATTACTGGTAACAGTGAATTAAAAGCAGAGTTGTATAACTCTATCGTTAACCTTGAATTGATGCCGTCCATGCGCGCCATGATGACTGCAGGAAAGAGTGCCGATCGTGACAATACTTGCGTCTATAATTGCTCGTATCTCCCAGTGGATGACCCCAAGTCCTTTGACGAAGCCATGTTTATTTTGCTCTGCGGAACTGGCGTTGGATTC